AGTTTATAATGACACTATTAAAAAATATGATAATTCATTATGGTTAAAAGCTAGTGCTGATTTAATAAACAGTGGGAATGTACTTACAACAACAGGTGCTGATTTAGCAATTGAGTTTGAAGAAAGTGTTGTTTCTAACGCGGCTAAAAATGTTACTAAAGAACAAGTTACAAGCATAGAACAAGAAGCGGAAAGAACATTAACTAATCCTGTAGATGCATACATGGAAAGTGAAGCTTTTGAAAGTATAATAAATAAACCAGAATGGGCAGACGTTAAAGCTGACGGAGTAAAAAGAAGAGCTTTAGCAACTAAAATATTAACAGAAGCAGGTGTAGAAATAAAAGATTTTACTGACGAAAGACAACAGTTAATAGATAGTATTTCTTCTAATATACAAAATTTTACTATGCCTCAAATTGAAACATACACACCATTAGGTGTATTTAAAAAAGGTGATAGTGTTTTAAAACAACAAAATTATTTTATTGATGCTTTAGAACAAATTACAGGTGTTCCATTTAATATGGAATTATACAATAGAGTATTAACTGAAGATGCTAAAATTGCATTAGCAGGAGCATTTAATATAGATACTTTACAATTAGACGAATTAGTAAAACAATATTTAAAATAATTTATGGCATTTGATTTTTCATTTTTAGACCCCGATAAAAATAATCAAGAAGAAGAAGCAACTTCTATAGCAAAAAGAGGTTTTGAATCTCGTAAGAAAAACAGAAGAAATAGAATAGAAAGAGCTAATTATGACAGGATGCAAAAAGCTGAACGTCAAAAACTTGCTTTAGATAAATTACAATCTGATGAATTTCAAGAAACCTTAAAAAGATATTATTCAGGTGGTGTAACAGATATAAACAATTCTGTAACTGGTGGTAAAAACATTAATGATTTTTCTAAAGAAGAATTAATAGAAAAATTTTATCAAGACAGAATTTGGAGTGAATATAATACAATAGGTATTGTAAATGATGTTGGACAAGTTTTAGCTAGAGACGAACAATACAAAGGTGATTGGGCAGAAATAACTCAAGTATATGCAGACCTTCCTTATTTTGGTTCTCAAACAATTGGTTTTACAAAATGGGCTAAAGATTTTATTCCTGCTTTATTAGTTGACCCTATTAACTTATACACACTTGGAACTGGAAAAGTTGTAGTAAGAGAAGCTAGTAAAGTAGCTATTAATGAACTTACTAAAAAACAATTTCAATTAAATGTAGCTAAAAAAGCTGCATTAAATATAGGTATAAAAGAAGGAACTATTGGTGCTACTATTGGTGGTGGTGCTGATTTATTACGTCAAACTGCTGAGATAGATGCAGGATTAATGACAGATTATAATGTAACTAGAACATTAATAGCAAGTGGTGCCGGCGGAGTTGCACAAGGAACTATAGGTGCTAGCATGTCTGCATGGTCAGCAAAAGGTAAAGCCGGTAAATTTTATGATAAAGGAGATGGTTTTAAAGGTGATTATGATAGAGATTTTGGTTTAGCAGGCAGTGAAGCTGACACAACATTTTCAGGCAAATCAGGTAAAGTTAAAATAATTAAAAACAAATTAAATAAAAAAGAAGCTCCTACACAAGCTGTAGACAAACCTAATCAAATTAAAACTATCAATACTAAAATTAATGAAATTAAAAGACAAACACCTATTATTAATTTAGATAAAATAAAAGCAGATGAACCACATAACATAATTGTAAAAGAAGTTAAAGAAGGTATTGACACTTTAGTTAAAGAAGGAAAAGTAAGAACCACTCAAAGAGTTAATTTATTACAAAAAATAAAAGAAAAAGGTGAAGCATTATTAGGTAAAGAAAATGCTAAACTATTAGATAAAGAATTAAAGTTAGCTTCTAAAATGGCACCTAATTTAGCATCAGTTGTATATGCAGGTAGAATAAATTGGTTATTAAAAAGTAAAGAAATATCAGAATTAAAAAAGATTATGGATGAAGCAGTTGATGTTAATGAAAAATTAACTGTTAGCCAAGAGTTAATTAAAGCTATGAAAGAAAGAAATGTTTTAATTAAAAATCATGTTGAAACTGTCCAAGCTTCTTCAGATGTAATGAACCAACAAAAATTAATTGTAGAAGTTGATGAAGCTGATAAAACAAGAATGATGGTAGATAAAATCTTGGCTGAACAAGAAGGTGATTTATTAAATAATGTCAGTAAATTACAACCTAATGAAAAAATTAAAATTATAGAAAACTTAGCAGAGATAAGTAATAACCCATTTTTAGCTAGTAAATTAATTAAACAAGTTGATAGAAAATCTAAAGAAAAAAATGTTTCATTTGCAGAAGCATTAAATGAATATACAACAGCTAATCTTTTATTTGACCCTACAACACACGAAGTAAACATTTTATCAACAGGTGTAAATTACCAAAAAATAGTATTAGAACAATACACAGGTGGACTAATTAATTTTATTAAAGGCAATAGACGACAAGGTTTAAATCAAATTTCTATGGCTACAGATTTATTTACTTCTCAATTAAGATTTTTTCAAATTGCATTAAGAAAAGCAAAACTTTCATGGAAAGCAAATAGAGCTATTGGTGATAATTTAGAACATAGATTTGACGGCAGACAGCAAAGAAATATGGAAACTTATTTAGCACAATTACAAGAAAGTGATAACATTTTTGCTAAAAGCGCAAGTAAAATTATATCACCTATTAGTAAACTTGCTTACACTAGTTTAAGACTTTTAGGAGCAGGAGATACACTTACTAAAAACATGTTAAATAGAGCGGCTAGAGTAGCTGTTGTAAATCAAAGAATGAGAACTTTTTATCCTGAGTTATGGAAAAAAAGAAAAAGATTTAATAAAGGAAGTATTGTTGCTTTACAAGATAAAATTAATAACGTTAGAGAAAATATAAAATTTGAACAATCTTTAGATAAACCTAGTAATAAAAAGATAGATAATTTACACAACGAATTAAAAACTTTAGAACAACAAAAAGTTAAACAAACACCATTTGAGCAAAAATGGTCTGAACTTTATTATCAATACGAAGATGATTTTGGTAATTTTAGAGAAACAAAAACTTTTAATGCTGTTGAAATGAACTCATTAGATGATTTAAGTAAATCAGTAGCTAATGACCCCTCATACATTGCACAAAGCGCTTCATTTACACAAAATTTAAAAAGTAAATTATTAGATGCTAATAAATTTTACCCAGACCAACAACAAAGTAAATTTAATATTGGACAAGGAGTTTTAGATTTTGCAAACAGACACCCTGCTACTAGAATTTTAACAAGTATTCACTTTGTTAAAACACCTGTAAACTTATTTAAAACTGCTTGGCAAATGACACCTGCTTTAAACAAACTTAATTTAGAATACAGAGCAATGCAAAATGCTTCTGACCCTGTAGTAAGAAACAAAGCACAGGCAATAGCAGGTCTTGGTGGTGTTATTTATGGTTATGCAATGTATCTAGCATTTTTTACAGATAGATTAACTGGTTCAGAACCAAAAGACCCTAAACATAAATTTGCATATAAAATGGAAAATGATGATGGAACTTTTGAATATGTTTCACTTAAAAGATTTTTCCCTTTAAGTGTACCTTTTATGGTGGCGGCTTCTATTAGAGACATGACTAATAAAGCAGGTGATATTTGGACAGATAAATACCACTCTCCTGCACAAGCTAAAATAATAGAATTTGGTTCTTTTTTAGGTGGTAGTTCAATGTCATTGTGGTCTAACATATTTGCTAGTAATTTAATGACACAAGATTTCTTTAAATTAACTGAAATGTTTAGTCAAACTAATGTAACAACTGAAGAAGGTATGTCTAACATCAGTAAAATTCAAAGTTATTTAGGAAGAAGCACAAGTAAATTAATACCTGCGGCGACAGCTTGGCGTTGGACAAATAAAGTTTTTGCTGAAGCTGAAGCTGAATTAGTTACTATGCTTGACCATATAGAATATTCAACACCTTATGCATTAGCAAAAATTATAGATGAAAAATATTTAGGAAATAAATTTAATTTTGAAAATTGGGGAGATGATTTATCACCTAGAAGAGACCCATTAAAAAATGTATATCCTAAAACTGAAGGTTTATTGTTAGGTAAAGCTCAAGATGTTTTTCCAACTACTAAACATTGGAGTGCTAATATGGTAGATAGTAACGGTAAACCTATTGTATTATCAAAACAAGCTAAAGAAAAATTAGCTACATCTAATATTAAATGGGAAAGACCTGCTTCTTTAATAAACGTTGGAATGGCTAAATCTTTAAACATGAGAAAAACTGAAGTACTATCTGTAAGAGACCCTATAACAAATGTTAATATGGAATTAAAAGAGGGAACTACATTGTATGAAGCAATGTTACAAGTAGCAGGTAAAATTAAAATTAATGACCAAACTTTAAATGAAAGATTTAGAGATGAATTAGAAAATCCAAATTCATTATTTAACACTAGATACGCAGAAAATAGATTAATAGCCGGTAAATATGAAGCTGATGATTATTTATTGTCAATTATAAGGGAACATGAAGCAGAAGCTAGAGAGTGGATTAAAGGATATGCTTTAATTGAATTACAAGGAAAACCAACAACTATTGAAAGCTTTAAACAAGAAGTTGAAGAAGGAATAGAAGCACTTTATGAATAAAGTACCCCTTTTAGAAGAGATAAAACACAAATATGGCTAATTCATTCGTAAGATACACCGGAAACGGTACAACTACTACATACGCTATTCCTTTTAGCTACAGAAGTACTGCTGATTTATCAGCTACAGTAGCAGGTGCAAATGTAACAGCTTACACTTTGGATGCCGCAGGTACTAACTTAACGTTTACTACAGCTCCGGCTAACAATGCGGCTATTGAAATAAGAAGAACTACAAGCCAAAATACAAAATTAGTAGATTATGTTTCAGGTTCAGTCTTAACTGAAAGCGACTTAGACACTGATAGTGACCAAGCTTTCTATATGTCTCAAGAAGCTATTGATAAAGCAGGTGATGTAATATCATTAGATAACGTAGACTTTAACTGGGATGTACAAAATAAAAGATTAAAAAATGTAGCAAACCCTGTAGATAATACAGATGCTGTTAATAAACAATTTATATCAACTAACATACCTAATATTACAACAGTAGCAGGTATAAGCTCTGATGTAACTACAGTTGCAGGTATTAGTTCAGATGTTACTGCGGTAGCTAGTGATGCTACAGATATAGGCACTGTTGCTACAAACATAGCTTCAGTAAATACAGTAGCAACAAACATTACTGATGTAATTGCAGTAGCTAATGATTTAGCGGAAGCAGTTTCAGAAGTAGAAACTGTTGCAAATGATTTAAACGAAGCAACTTCAGAGATTGATACAGTTGCTACAAATATAGCAAACGTAAATACAGTCGGTACAAATATTGCCAATGTAAATACTGTTGCAGGTATTAATACAGATGTAACTACAGTTGCAGGTAATAATGCCAACATTAATACAGTAGCAGGAATATCAGCTAACGTAACTTCAGTTGCAGGTATATCAGCAGATGTTACAGCAGTTGCAGGTGATGCGACTGACATTGGTGTTGTTGCTACAGACATAGCTAATGTAAATACAGTTGCAACTAATATAGCTAATGTAAACACAGTTGCAGGAAACAATACTAACATTAATACAGTAGCAGGAAATGATGCTAACATCACAACTGTTGCAGGTAACAATGCAAACATTACAACTGTTGC